GCCTCTTGCTGCATACCCCCACATAAATATTTTCTGGTTTTTTTCTGGATTGTGTGCCATACCTATTTTTATCAATTAGGAAGGATTGAGTTATGAAGAAGATGTATCGAGTTGTTCAGGGTCAGAAGCGACGGAATGATCCTGAGAAGAAGGATTGGGTGAGATTGGGTATTGCGTTTAGTGACAGTAACGGGATGCGAGTTAAGTTGAATGCGTTGCCATTGCCTGATGAGAATGGGGAGATTTGGTTAAACTTGTTTGAGGACGAGCCTAAGTCTGGTGGTCAGCAAGTTCGGGGATCTTCTCAGACAGAAGATGCTATACCGTTCTGATGGCGAGAACGCGTCAAACTCCGATTGGTAGATTTGGCGGGGTACGTTTAGCACAGCGGCGTATTCGGACCAGTGAGACATTGGAGAATAACAAGGAAGCGGTTGCCCAGGAGTTGATTGCTCTTGGGACCACTTCGATTACGGAGATTATAAATCTTGATGGTTCTATGCGTCCGTTGGATGAAATACCGGATTATGCTCTGAGGGCGATAAAGAAGATTGTTCCGATGCCGGATGGTCGTGTATCGATTGAGTTGCATGACAAGGTGAGTGTTTTGCGCATCTTGGCGAAGGCTGCGGGTTTCTTAGATAATCCTGAGAAGGAGAATGATAAGCCATCGATTGTTGGGATTAACATGCGTGGACCGGCGGCAACGACAGAGTATGCTGAGGTGGTGGATGAAACAGATAGTAATTGATGACGAGCTTATGGCTTCGGTTGGGATACAGTACGCAGCAATGTATTTTTGTCACCGCGTAAAATCTTTAGAGGCAGCGCTTGAGGAGATTGAGAAGGTTGCTCTGGTTAGCGAGGGCGTTGAGTTCTACGCAATGGTGGCGCGTAAGGGTTTAGATGGCGAGTTCGATTATGACGGATATTCCGAGCCTTGATTTAAACTTTGAGAACAGTCCGACTGTTTGGAAGTTTCTGCATGATGACAGTTTTGTTCGGGGATTGATGGGTCCGGTTGGATCTGGGAAGTCTTATGGGTGTGCGGCTGAGATTATGTTGCGGGCGGTACGTCAAAGGCCCAGCCCCAGAGATGGGATTAGATATTCTCGGTTTGTGATTGTTAGAAATACTTATCCTGAGTTGAGAACAACGACGATTAAGACGTGGCAAGAGTTATTTCCAGAGGATGTTTGGGGTGGAATGCGCTGGCAACCGCCTATTTCGCACCATATTCGGATTCCGACGAGAGAGGATATTCCGGGCATTGATTGCGAAGTAATCTTCATGGCCCTTTCTTCTCCGCAAGATGTACGGAAACTGCTGTCATTGGAGCTTACGGGGGCTTGGGTGAATGAGGCCAGAGAGTTGCCGAAAGCGGTGATTGATGGTTTGACACACCGAGTTGGGCGATATCCGACAAAAGCGGATGGTTCTCCGACATGGTACGGTATTTGGATGGATACGAACCCACCGGACAATGACCATTGGTGGCATGAGTTGGCAGAGAAAAATCCTATTGGTGGTGCCTATCCGTGGACGTTCTTCAGACAACCCGGCGGTGTTTTGGCTGTGAATGGGAAAGATGTGCCTGAGAATCCAGAGGCGCAGGGCCATGTGTTTTCTGGGGGCAAGTGGTGGAAAACCAATGAGGATGCGGAGAATAGAAACAATCTGCCGCCCGGATATTATCAACAGCTTCTCGGCGGAAAGAATGCGGATTGGATCAGGTGCTATGCGCAGGGAATGTACACGTTTGTGCAAGAAGGGCGTCCGGTCTGGCCGGAGTATGACGATGAATTGATGAGCGGGGATGTTGAGGTCGATCCGTATTATCCCATGCAGATTGGCGTTGACTTTGGATTAACACCGGCGGCGATCTTTGGGCAGAGAACACAAGCGGGGGCGTGGCGGATCTGCGATGAGCTTGTGACGTTTGACATGGGCCTTGAGCGGTTTGGTCAGGAAATGATGGCGCTGATTGCTCAGAAATATTCTAAGCATGATATTCTGATTTGGGGCGATCCGGCGGGGAATAAACGGGATGAGATTTACGAGGTTACAGCCTTTGACCATCTCAGATCACTTGGTTTCAAAGCACAACCAACAGAAAGCAATGCGTTTCAAGTCAGACGAGAGGCTGGGGCTAGTCCTATGGGGCGGCTGATAAACGGCAAACCTGGGCTGATGGTGGATAAGAAATGCCTGAGATTGCGCAAATCTCTGAGCGGCGGATACTTTTTCAAGCGTCAAAGCATGGGCGCTGGGCAAGATCGATTTAAAGATACGCCGGTGAAGAATGACCATTCACACTGCGGGGATGCGTTTGGATATCTTATGCTGGGCGGCGGTGAACAACGCCGGTTGCGCAGGGGTAGCTATGGCAATTCCTTCGCAGCACAAAGCTATTCTGCGGAAACGGAATTTAACGTGTTCTGATGGGACTGATCCAGTTACCAACCTTTCAAATGCGAACCGATGAGCAAATCGTTCCGCTCACACTTAGCCATGTTTATAATATTAAGCTGGGGCCGCACGAAGAGGAATACGCTAGACATATACCGCACTACAGAGATTATGTTTGGGACTATTCTGTGCTGGGCTGGTCATGGACTGCTATCGGGCGCGGCAAGGTCATTGCCATCTTCGGAGTAAGAGATATATGGCCCGGTTTGGTCGAAGCTTGGTTCATTCCGGGCGAGGGCTTGGATCGTCATGCAAGGTCAACTTTGATCGGTGCAAGGGCGCTTTTGCGTGAAGTGATGTCTGATACAGATATCAGACGTATGCAAATCTTCGTAAAAGTGGACAATACCCGCGCATTAAGGTTTGCTAAGGCGCTACATTTTGAGGTAGAGTGCATATTAAGAAAGTTTGGCCCAGAGGGGGCTGACTACTATGCGATGGCGAGGTTTGAGTAATGGCTGGACTAGGTGGTGGCAGACGTAGAAGAGAGCCAAGCGTTGAAGAAGTTCGCGCTCAAGAGCAAGCAACAGCGGCGCAAGAACGGGCTGAAGAACGGGCCGAAAGTCAAGAGCGTACAGAGATGCGGGGTGTGCAAGCCAGAAGAAGATTACTTCGTCGCGGTGGTTTAAGATTATTATTCTCCCCAGCACGTCAAGAGGGGCCGGGAATGGCAACGACCAGAATGTTGGGTGGGGGATCTTGATATGCCGAAGGGCGGGACTCAGCCATTAAAGGCACAAGCAAAAAAAGAAACGCTTGGATCTGATATTCGCATGGGTCTTGGCCTTGAGCCAAAGTCACCAAGCTATCGGGCGCGTTCTGCGGCAAGCCAAAAAAAACATCAGGAAATGCTGGAGCGATCAAGAAGAAACGAAAAGAAGCGCGAGAAGCGGAGAAGTAAACGTCCATCTGCGCAAATGCTTTTCGAGCAAGAAAAAGCCGCAAAGCTGGCAGAAGAACGGGCCGAAGGACAAAAGAAGCGTAAGGCGTTTGAAAAGGCTCAAGGCGAAAGATACGCTCGTCGTCGCCGGTTGCTAATGAATATCTGATAGGAAGCAGTATGACAAAAATCAAAGAAGATTCTCGCGTTTACCAAAAAGCTGATCCCCAGCCAAAACGCGCAAGAAATGAAAAGGGGCAATTGGTTTCAGATGATCCATCTACCCCAGACGTAAATGAAGCTTGGGAAGGCGGGAAGGCTCCAAAGAAAAAAGCTGCCCCAAAGAAAAAGGCAACAAGTAGTGGTAAAAAAAGCGTATCAAAATCCTAAGGGCGGATTGAACGCTGCCGGTCGCGCTTACTTCAAGCGCAAAGAGGGATCTAATTTAAAAGCCCCCGTCAAATCCGGCGATAATCCCCGCAGAGCGTCCTTCCTGGCTCGAATGGCGGGGAACCCCGGGCCGGATCGTGACAGTGAGGGCCGACCGACACGGAAATTGTTGTCGCTCCGCGCCTGGGGCGCTTCATCTACAGCGGATGCTAAACGTAAAGCTGCCGCTATAAGCAAGAGGAACAAGGCAAATGCCTAAGCTATCAACGAGAGAAGTCATTGCGCGAGAGGCAAAAGCACAGGCTCGCAAAGATGAATGGCGTACAATCTACGAAGATTGCTATGAATTTGCTCTGCCGCAACGAAACTTATACAACGGCTATTACGAAGGCAAAACGCCCGGCAAAGGCAAGATGCAGCGTGTATTTGATTCTACGGCCATGTCCTCAACCAAGCGTTTCGCCAACCGGCTTCAATCCGGGTTGTTCCCCCCTAATCGTCATTGGTGCCGTTTAGAACCCGGTTCGGCTGTGCCTGAGCAAGATCAGCCAAGAGCGCAGCAAATACTTGATGCCTATGTTGATATTATGTTTGACCAGCTACGTCAGACAAGTTTCGATCTGGCTATGGGTGAGTTTTTGCTGGATCTCTGCGTGGGTACAGCGGTTATGATGGTAACTCCGGGCGATGAAGTTACCCCCATTCGTTTTCTTGCGATACCACAATACCTAGTGGCCATTGAGGAAGGCGCATATGGCATGGTCGATAACGTCTATCGCAAGCTGCGTATCAAGGCGGAATCCATCACAAGAGAGTTCCCAGACGTTCAGATCACAACAGAATTGCAAGATGCAATAGATCGTCGTGGTTCTGAAGAGCTTGATCTGTTTGATGCGGTTATCTTCGATCAAGAGACAGGCCGATATCATTATCACGTTATTTGGCCAGCCAAAGCGCAAGAGATTGTTTATCGTGAAATGCCATCCAGCCCCTTCATTGTTGCCCGGTTCAGCAAAACAGCCGGTGAAATATACGGGCGCGGTCCTTTGGTTGATGCAATTGCAGATATCAAAACGCTAAACAAGACTTTGGAGCTTGTTCTCAAGAACGCAAGTCTAGCCATCTCAGGCGTGTATCTCGCCGCCGATGACGGTGTTCTAAATCCCCAAAGCATCAAAATACAGCCCGGTGCGATTATTCCTGTTGCCCGAAACGGTGGTCCACAAGGCGCGTCCCTGGCCCCTCTGCCTAAGGCTGGGGACTTTAACACAAGCCAAATCGTTATTCAGGATCTCAGAGTAAACATTAAAAAGATCTTGATGGATGATACGCTTCCGCCTGATACCATGTCTGCGCGATCCGCTACAGAGATAGCACAGCGTCAACGTGAATTAGCTTCTAATCTTGGATCGGCATTTGGCCGCTTGATGACCGAGATTATGACGCCTCTGGTTTCGCGCATTCTATTCGTTCTGGACCGTCAGGGCTTGATTAATATGCCCCTCAAGGTCAATGGTGTGCAGATCAAAGTCACGCCGGTATCGCCTCTTGCCGAGGCTCCCAAGATGGAAGAGGTCAATCAGCTTCTCAGCTTTATGCAGATTGCCAATTCTATGGGACCAATGGGGCAAGCAATTATTAACATCCCAGAAAGTATTTCGTTCATTGCGGAAAAAATGGGAATCGATCAACGTGTATTGAATACACCAGAAGAGCAACAAATGATGATGCAGCAAATGCAGCAAGCTATGATAGAACAGCAGCAACCTATGCCCACTGATGAAACAGTAGCAGAGGCCATGCAATGAGTTCGCCAGACGGTTGGGAAGGAATAAGTCAAGCGTTTGTCGAGCCGCCAAAGGCGGATGATCTGGACATACTTTATGGACGGGTCTTTAAATCTGAGGAAGGTCAGAAGGTGTTACATCACCTGAGACAGATAACTATAGAACAACCATCTTGGTATCCAGGCGAAGATCCTAGTCACGGTTTTGTAAGAACAGGCATGACTGAGCTTGTACGCCTGATTGAACGCAGGGTGGGAAGGAGCAATAATGTCTGAACAAGCAGAAACAATTGAAGTCTCTGAGGAGGCTCCTCTGGTTAATTTTCAAAAGCCAGAAGAACAGCCGCAAGAACAAGAACAACCGTTTCAATTACGGCCAGAAGAAAATGAAGAGGTTGATATTGATGATGGTGAACCGCTGGAACGTCCTGACTTTTATCCAGAAAAATTTTGGGATGATGATGGCCCTGATGTTGAGAAGTTGGCAAAAAGCTATGCAGAGCTTGAAAAGGCTTTTAAAGCGGGCAAACACAAAGCGCCGGATGGCGATTATGACACTAAAGATCTGGTGGATAAGGGTTTGGACTTGGAAGATCCTTCAGTCCAGGCGTTTCAAGATTGGTCTAAAAAGTACGGTATCTCGCAACAAGCTTTTGAAGAGCTTGCGGGGCAAGTCCTAGAGTTTTCTCAAGGTAGCCAAGAGGCCATAGAATATGATCGGCGACAAGAAATGCAGAAGCTTGGTGAGCGAGGCCAAGAAAAAATTGCGTATCTTGAGCGTCATATTACCCGCGCATCACTGACAAACTCAGAGCGCGAGGCTTTGGCCTACAGCCTGAACAGTGCTGATGCAATCAATGCAATGACTAAGTTTATTCAGGGTTATACGAACGAAGGCATACCGACAACGCCGGTTGTGGACACGCCTGAGTTTTCACAAGAGGATTTAAGAGCGGCTTTGGCAGATCCGAGATACCAAACTAATGAAGGTGGGTTTAGGTCAAAGATTGAACAAACTATGGCTAAAATGGGAGAAGATCCTAATAGTTGGGTAAACCGTTCTCGTTGACATAGCTAGATTTTGTTGCAATCACTACATTTTGGGTGTATAGGCAGATTAAGGGCTAACCGCTGCGCGGCCCCTTGATGTGGTAATCCACTGGTGGGCGCGGCCACTTTCGCGCAAGCGACTGCCCGGTTTACATCGGCTAACAGTAAGCGTTTTGAGTTGAAACCTAATAGGAGGCTTCTGCTATGGCGCAGAGTATTACTAATGCCTTTGTAACGCTTTTCGATGAGGAAGTTAAACAGGCATACCAAGGCGAAGCGTTGCTTCGCGGCACAATGCGGACACGTACCGGTGTCCAGGGTAACACAGTAAAGTTCCCAAAAATCGGTAAAGGTGTTGCAACAGTTCGTGTTCCACAAACTGACGTAACTCCATTGAACGTAACCTATAGCCAGGTTACCGCCACAATGTCTGATTATATCGCAGCAGAATATTCAGACATCTTTCATCAATCACACGTCAACTTTGATGAGCGCCGTGAATTGGTGCAGGTTGTTTCAAAAGCGATTGCTCGCCGTATGGACCAGCTTTGCATTGATGCACTTGATGCGGCTGCGTCTCCATCAACTGTTGCAACATCTGTGGGTGGTGCGGCTTCAAACATGAACATCGAAAAACTTCGTGCGGCTGCGAAAGCACTGAACGATAACAACGTACCAGCCGAAGGTCGTCACTTGTTGATGCACTCTTCTCAGCTTGACGCAATGCTAGGTGAAACTGAAATCACATCAAGTGATTTTGCTACCGTCAAAGCATTGGTTCGTGGAGAAGTTACATCATTCATGGGCTTCAACATTATCACAATGGGTGATCGTGATGAAGGCGGTGTTCCTAAGCCCTCAACCCGCACTTGCTTTGCTTGGCATCAAGACAGCATGGGTTATGCTGAAAGCATCTCTCAGAAGTCAGAAGTAAACTACATCCCAGAGAAAACATCGTTCCTTGTAAGTTCTATGTTCTCTGCTGGTGCGGTTGCTATTGACGATGAGGGCATCGTTAAAATTAGCTGTACTGAATAAGGAGACTGAACAATGGCTTTTAGCACAACAGGTTTCGTTAATTATGGCGGCGGCAAAAAGGGCGATTCGCCTGGTCTTTATGGCTACTCAACAGCCGACACGATTGCGACAGTAAACACATCTGGTTACTTCAACGATTTGTCAGATACACTTGCGGTAGGGGACGTTATTCTAGTGCGTTCCTCAACAGGCGGCACACAAGCTCTTTCATGGGTTTATGTAGCGTCTAACGCAAGCGGCGTTGTTGACGTAACAGACGGTCTAACAATTACAGCGACCGACACAGACTAATACTCTGGGGGGTTGGGCAACTGGCCCCCTTCAAACTTTTGGAGGGCTATAATGGCGTCTGGTGATACTGATGTTTCTGTTTGTTCCGCCGCGCTAATATTGTTGGGCGCTTCTAAGATTACATCTCTTAAAGATACAGATGATGTTTCTGTTGCTTGTAACAGTCTATATTCAAATTTAAAAAATTCTTTATTAAGTTCTTATCAATGGTCTTGGAGCTTAAAAAAACGTCAGCTTACGAAAATATCAACTGATCCGCTTACTGAATGGGATAACGCATTTTTTCTCCCCAATGATATGTTGTCTGGTGTTTTGGCTGTTTTTGAAACAACCGGCAATACAGAAAGACCAATTCGCTATGGTTGGGAGGTTTATGGAAATCAACTATTTACTAATCTTAATACCGTTTACATTGATTACCAAGCAACTGTTCCAGAATTTAAAATGCCACCATATTTTATTAGATTGCTGCAATTAGCAATGGCAGCAGAATTAGCCATTGTCATAACAGATCAACAATCTAAAGCGGAAAGTTTTCGTGCGCAAGCTTTTGGTTCTCCATCTGAAAATGGACGTGGTGGCGAAATGAGAAAAGCCATGAATATAGATGGGCGTGGACAAGCAACACAAATTATTGAGGATTATTCTCTTATTCAGGCGAGGTACTGATGAGAATTACGCAATATCAGTCTAACTTTTCTACCGGAGAAATAGATCCTCTTCTACGGGCCAGAACAGATCTTCAGCAATATCAGAATGCTTTAGAAGAAGCGACAAATGTTGTTGTGCAACCTCAAGGCGGAATTAGTCGTCGGGATGGTTTGGAGTTTGTTTTTGATTTTGGATCGAGCTTTACAGAATTTAAAATTATTCCATTCGAGTTTAGTACAAACGACAGCTATTTGTTGGTTTTTGTTGTTGGCCGCATTTATGTTTTTAAAAACAAAAATCTACAAAGAGATATTAATTCAAGTGGCAATGATTATATTACGGCCTCTGATATTACGGCAGCAATGCTTGATGAGCTTGAATATACGCAAGCTGTAGATACCCTAATTCTTTGCCATGAAGATCTTCAGACAAAACGTCTTGTGCGCAATTCTGATACATCTTGGACGCTTGAGAATCTGCCTCTGACTAATTTGCCACAATATGCTTATGCGCTTGATGAGCATTCTCCTAATTTTACGATTACGCCCAGCGCGACTACTGGCAATATTACAATTACTGCATCCTCTGTAACCACTGATAACGGATCAGCACAGGCTGGTTCTAGCAATACAATTACACTTAAAGCGGCAACATCTTATACATCTAATGATGATCCAAACGGTATGTGGATAACGCTTACAAGTGGAACGGGTGCAGGGCAAGAAAGATATATTACAGATTATGTTGCAGCAACAAAGGTCGCAACTGTCTATCCTGCTTGGACAACGCCCCCAGATAACACAACCAATTATAAAGTTGCAGCGTTTGCGCCATCTGCGGCTAATAACTTCGCTCAAGTTGAAAACACTTTTGGCCGTGTAAAGTATATTTCATATGTCAGCGATACCATAATGAATGCTGTTGTTGAGGTTCCGTTCTTTGACACAAGCGGTGTTGTTGCGGGTAATTGGATCGGTGAATTTGGCTATGAGGATGTTTGGTCAAGCACTAGAGGTTGGCCAAGATCGGCAACTTTTCACGAAGGTCGGTTATACTTTGGTGGCTCTAAGTCCAGACCGAATACTGTCTGGGGTTCTCGCGTTATTGATTATTTTAACTTTGACTCCCATACCGGGCTTGATGATGAGGCTGTTGAAACAACGATCAACACAAATCAACTAAATTCGATTGTAAATATCGTGTCTGGTGCGGATTTGCGTATTTTCTCAACGGGCGGTGAGTTTATTGTTGTTCAATCAGAAGATACACCAATTACGCCAAGTAATTTTTTGGTGCGACCACAAACCCGGCTTGGATCAAAGGCTGGTGTGCCAATTGAAGATTTAAATGGCGCAACGATCTTTGTTCAACGTCAAGGCAAAGCTATCAATGCGTTCCAGTTTGGAAACGATACCCGTTCTTATCAAGTGCAGAACATTGCTTTGCTATCATCTCACTTACTGAATACCCCGGTTGATATTGCTGTAAGAAGATCATCGTCAACAGATGAAGCGGATCGGTTGTTTGTTGTGAATAGTGGCGATGGATCGATGGCGGTATATTCTATCCTTACCGGACAGAATGTTATTGCGCCCAGCAAGTTCACAACTGACGGTGAGTTTATTGCTATAGCTGTTGAATTAAGCGAAGTTTATGCAATTGTTAAAAGGACGGTGGATTCTGCAACTGTATATTATTTAGAAGTGTTTAATTCTGACTTTACACTAGATAGCGGTGTCAGTGGTGGAGCAATAACAACTGTTCAATTAGGTCATTTACGTGGCAAAACAGTAAACATAATTAGAGATGGTATTTCAGAAAGCGCAAAAACAGTTAGCTCTGAAACCAACCAAATAGTTTTTGAGGTAGAAAATAACAGTGTGCCAGGCGAAGGATTTCCTTCTGTGTTAAATTTAAGGGCAACTTTTACCGGAACCGATGCGTCTAATGCTGCTTTGGTTGAAACAATTAATTTTAATGATACGAATACAACCTCTTGGACAACAACGGGAAGCTTTAAAAGTGTTAGCTCAATATATATAGATAACACAAGTGGAACGCCTTTTGCGGTATCAGGTTTTACCATAAACATTGGGATATCTGGCGATAATGACGCTATATTTGAAGATCCTTCAGATACGGTTGGACCAACTGTTGATTTAAATGGGATTGTCGTAAAGAACGGTGTTGCTGTTTTTGGCAGCATAACTTTAGATACGGCGGCAACATCTACTCACCAAGTCGGGCTAAATTATACGGTCCAAGCAAAAACAATGCCAACTGAGCCAACATTATCGTCTGGATCTATTCATGGCATGAAAAAAAGAATTGTTCAGGTTGATGCTCTTGTGGACAAAACCAAAGATCTGAAGATCAATGGCAGAACAATTGCATTTGATACTGAGAGCGGATCATCCGTAATTGCTGAATATACCGGATTAAAAACCGCGCATGGTTTGCTGGGATATGCTAACACTGGACAAATAACATTAACACAGACAGATCCTTTACCAATGACGGTTTTGGGTTTGGAGTATAAACTGAGTACGGGGTCTTAACATGGCGGCAGTCGCACCTATAGCAGCACCTTTGATGTTGGCTTCATCGGCCCTAAGCGCATACGGTCAAATCCGAGCCGGTCAAGCCCAGCGTGAAATGTATGATGAGCAAGCCGCTCAAGCTAGAATGCGTGGGCGATCAGAAGCTATTGCTTACAAGCAGCAAGGCGCTGATGTTCTTCGTAATCTAAATGAAAACTTATCTGCAATTATTGCACGATCAGCGGCGGGAGGTGTTGATCCAACAAGCGGATCTGCGGCAGTCATGCAACAATATGCAATGGCCGAAGGTATTCGAGAGAAGAATATTGCAGCGGATAATGCTCTCTTGGCAGAGGGTCAGGCGGCAACCCAAGCACATCAATACCGCATGGCTGGTCGAGCCGCTCAACAAGCGTCCTTCTTCCAAGCAGCGGGTACGCTTGGGATGGGTATTTATAGATATGGACAGTTAGCATAATGGCCAGATTACCGAGATATCAAAGAGCGGGTGTTCGCACTCGGCAACCTCAAGCCATAGAGTTTGCGGGCATAAGAGAACAAGCCCAGCTTGGCCAACAGATATCTCGCAGTTTCGATGAAATGTCACAGTTTCTATACAAGACAGGCGCAGAAGAGGCTGAGAGGCGCGGTATTGAGCGCATACGCACGGAAGGGGCGCAGCCGGTACTTGAGGCGCTTCGTGAACAAGGTGGCCCTAGAACCATTGCAGAGAAGGCTGCGTATGAAGCCGGTAATCGTGTGGCCGTTGCTGAGATCCAAGCTGAAGCAGATCTTGAAATTACCAGAATTTTAAATGAAGGCCAAAAAAACAAAACATCATTCTCTGCTATTCAAGCGCAGCTAAAAGATGTTACTGATGGTTTCCCGGCGGCATTGTCTAACATCGATCCGGTATCTGCCGGGGTTCTTCGCACTAGGCTTACAGAAGCTTCTGGCAAAGCGGAGATGCGCTATTCTAAGTGGTGGACCGGAGAACAAACAAAGCTTCGTAAGGAAAAGCAAAACCGCGTTTCTGCAAATATAGCAGAGAGTATTATCGGCAATGCTACGGTTCCGGGTTACGTTGTTCAAGAGATTGAGAATGATATTCAAATCGGATCTAAACATCTTACAAATTTAGGTGTAAAACCTGAGTTGGTTGCAGAATGGGCCGATGGTGTAAGAGAAAAAGCCATCAAGGAAAAAACAACATTTGAATTTTATCAAAAGCCGATTGAAGAACAACGCGAAGAAATAGAAAGCATTTTATCTGGTAATAAGACTTTGCCGGGTATGGACTTTGAAAAGAGCGTTCGATTTGTAAATGGATTATTGCGGCCAGAATATAATCGGAATGTTGCGGCTGTTAAGGCTCAGTCTGATTATGTAGTAAACAAAATAGAAGATCAGCAAGAAGTCCTTGAAGATGGCGGTCGTCTTTCTCAGGAAATACTGGCGGATTTAAATAATGCGGTAGATGAAATTCTTACGGCTGATCCTCAACGCGGCCCTGCATTGCAAAGTGCTATGAAGTCTTTGCAAGAAACTGACGAGTTTTTTAGTGGCTTGCGTAGTCTGTCATTAACTGATGCTGAGGCTACGGTATTTCAATTGCAGTCTGGCATGGAAGGTCGTGGCGGCGAGGGGATTGATACGGTACTTGAGCAAAAGCGATATGAGCAAGCAAGTAAGTTCTTAGATAATATGAGAACCCAAATCAGCAAAGATCCTATGGGTTATGCTCAACGTGTCGGCTTTATTCAGGATGTTGAACCAATAATAGATTTAGTTGATGGTCGCCCGGTTGTTAATGAAAGTGCTATGCGGATCAGGCAAATTCAAGCGCAACAAGTGGCAAATCATTATGGTCTTGCTGCACCCAGACTTTTGTTTGGTGAAGAAGCCCGGCAGATTAGCCTGGTCTTAGATAAAGCGGAAGGCATGGCTAAATTAGATATGCTCGGCGCTTTAGCTTCATTCGATCAAGCGGCTGGTCAAGTATTGACGGATATAGCAGAATACAATCCAGAGATGGCACTTGTTG